ATGGACGTGCGAGGCGGCGCTCTGTTTATCGGAACGCCTAAAGGCAGGAACCATTTCTACGACCTCGTCACGGAAGCAATCGAGACGGCAGCGTTAGACGTGAAGGAAGGCAACCCGCCAACGTGGGGAGTCTTCAATTATTCCTCGCTCGACAACACGTTGATTCACGAAGACGAGTTGAAGGGCATGGTCCGCGAGTATACCAATGGCTCGGAAGACCTGTACGAACAGGAAATCAAAGCGCAGTTCGTCGCGTCAAGCGGCCAATTGTTCAACGACAAGTCTTTCAAGGTCATCGACCAATTACCGGCGGATCAATATGACACGTTTATCGCTATCGACCTCGCTGGCTTCGGTACAGACCCCAGTAGGAAAAACGAAAAGCGTCGTCTTGATGACACCTGTATCTGCGTCGTCTCCATCAACGCGCGTGGTGACTGGTTCGTACGCGAAATCCAGCATGGGCAGTGGGGCACCCGTGAGACAGCGGTCCGGATCATGCGGGCCGTCAAGAAGTTCCACTGCGTAAACGTCGGTATTGAGAGGGGCGCATTGATGAATGCAGTCATGGACCCGCTTACCGAGGAAATGACAAGACTAAAACGGTACTTTGAGATCAAACCATTGACTCATGGCAACCAACGAAAAGAAGACCGCGTCCAATGGGCGCTACAGGGACGCTGCCAACAGGGCCGCGTGTACCTGATAAGCGACAAGAACGAAGGCGACCCGGACAAGAAGTGGGTTGAAAAGCTGATGGATCAGGCAATATCGTTTCCGTCACGTTACGTTCACGACGACATGGTTGATTCACTGGCATACATTGATCAATTGGCACCTGAGACGATTGCGTCATTCGACATAGCACAGATCGAATCGCAAACGAAGTTCAAACCACTTGACCCACGAGCAGGATACTAATGGCAAATTCTTCAATAGTGAGAGAGCGCGACGAGTCGGGCAGCTCCGACAGCAGGCCGAAGCAATCCGGCGGTCGCGGCGACGTAGTTTCCGAGATCATGGCGGACATTACCACATGGCGACAGCTCCGTGACGGAGACTTCGAGCTTTTGTGGGACGAATTTTATGCCAAGTGGCGCGGCTTCTGGATGCCGGAACACAAATCCTACAAAACAGAGCGTAGTAAGATCATTTCTCCGCTTACGAGCATGTCTATCGACCTGACCAGCGCCGAAATCATCGAAGCGGTCCTCGGACGCGAGTATTTTATCGACTTGCCGGACGATGTTGACGACGAAGACTCGTCTGACGTCGAACGCGCACGCAAATTGCTCGTCGAAGACCTCAGAGGCGAAGATTTCCCCGACGAATTCGCTCTGACAGTGCTGAACGGCTGCCTTTACGGCACCGGCATCACCAAAATTCAAATTCTCACGCGCGTTAAGAAGTCCCTTACCCGTAATAAGGAAGGCGAGCTTGTAACAATCGAGCGTGAGGAAGTTTCTATCAAGCCAGTTGCCATTGAACCGGGCAGTTTTGTTGCGGACCCCGGTTGTCGTGACATAGACGGTATGAAGGGGTGCGCACACGAATTTATGCTGCCTCTCACGACAGTCCGCAGCCGACAGGCTTCAGGCATCTACGATTCAGGCACGTCAGTCGGTCCTTACCGCTCTCGCGTTATCTCTCCGAACCGGGGCGATACCGACAAGGGCAACCGCAAGGATCAAGGCGACGTTGTCTACATCACCGAATACTACGGCCTCGTCACGCAGCGCGCCTTCATGAAGGCAACCGCCGAGAAGAACGGTACGGTACTGTCTGACGAAATGGTTCAAGCGATTCCCGCCGATGAAACGGTAGAAGTCATTGCAACCATCGCCAACGAAGGCTTGCTGCTTCGCATCATGGAGAACCCGAACCCGACAGGTGAACGCCTGATCGTGTCGTATCAGCACGAGTCAGTGCCGAACAGGTTCTACGGGCGCGGCGTAGCCGAGAAAGCACAGAACATTCAACGCGCAATGGACGCAGAAATGCGTGCCCGCATTGATTCACTGGCATGGTCTAACAACCCGATGTTCGCAGGCGACCTCACACGTATGCCGCCGAACAGCAACCTCAACGCATGGCCCGGTAAGTTTTGGGGCACGCGGGGTAATCCGGGCGAAGTTATCCAAGAATTCAAGATTAGTGGACCCGACCAGAACTCTTACGCGCATTTCCAACAGCTTGAGTCAATGGGCCAGCAGGCAACAGGTGCCGCTGACTCCGCCGGTCTGAGAGCGGGAGTACGCGACGAGACTGCGACGGGGTCAGCTTTGGCTGCCTCAAGCTTCATCAAACGGTCTAAGCGAACGATGTTCAACATCGAAGGCTACATGGGTCGACTCGTTAGACGCGTATTGCACTTGAAGATGAAGTTCGAGCCGACGCGGTATCCGACAGACTTCGAATTCCAAGTCAAGGGTTCAATTGGTATGATGGCCCGCGAGATCGAGCAGCAGCAGATGGTTAACATGCTGTCGGTGCTTGGTCCGGATAGTCAGGCTTCCATGCCGATCATTCGCGCGATCTTCGAACACTCCGGTTCGCCGGTCAAGGGCGACGTACTCGCAGCACTGAAAGCTATCGAGGACAAAGAGCCTACCGAGAACGAGCGCAAGTCGCAAGAAGCCCAGTTGCTTGTACCGATCAAGACGGTCGAGAAGTTGGACGCCGAGATTATGAAGCTGGTATCCGAATCTACATTGAAGGACGCGCAGACCGAGAAGACGGAAGAAGAAACCGAAAACCTCGATCAAGCCGCCGACCTCGACGAAGTCAGGGTTCTCGATCAGCTTCAGCAGACTCAGAACCAAGCAAGGCAGCTTGACCTGATGGACGACAAGAACGTTCTGACGGCACGCGGCCTCGACATCCAAGAGAAAGCAATTAACAAGGGAGTTAAGAAGTAATGGCTGAATTTATCGGTTTAATCGTTGTCGCCGCAATCATCTACGGTTTCTGGCGAGCAGCGCAAAAAGACTAATCAAACTCGGAGGGAGTCATGTCTAAATTAGACAGCAAACAGTTACAATTTTTCAGTTCGATGGAAGATACATTCCGCACACCGGGTTGGACGTTACTCACGCAAGGATGGCGCGAGGAACAGGAACAGCTTCCGGTGACGATGTTCTTCAATGCTAAATCGCAGGAAGACTTAGAGAAGGCTCGCGTACGCTTCGGCTTGCTTAACGAGTTGATCAGTCTTCCCCAAACGATACAAGCACAACGAACGCAGATAGAGGAAATGGACCCCGACAATGGCTAAGTTCATGTTCTTCGACTTCAGGTGTACTGCCTGCGACAATGTTACCGAAGGCTTCGTCAAGCCGGATGTTCACGAACAACCGTGCCCGGAGTGTGGCGCTGTCGCGAAACGAACCATCAGTGCGCCTCACTTTGATCCCAAGATGGGTCTTGACTCTGACTTCGGTACGTTCTCCGATAAGTGGGAACGAACGAATAAACAGAAGACCAAACAGGACAAAGAGTTCTACGAGAAACACGGTGTCGATAAGATGCACCACTCGTACGGTTCGTAAAAATACCGCTAACCTTGCAATAATGCAGGGCCGGTGAAATAAGGAAGGAATCAGAAATGACAACTGCATACAAACACAGACCAATGTCTGAAATACTTGCACCAGTAGCCCCCGCACAGTCGGAGGGGTCAACGGACGATAAGTCCGCCCCCGCACCTGCACCTGAAGCAGTGGACCCGAAGTACGCCGGTAAGTCAATCGACGAAGTAATTGCGATGCACCAGAACGCTGAAAGCGCTCTCGGTACATACAAGAACGAAGTCGGTCAACTTCGCGGCCTCGTTACGGACCTCTCACAAGTTCAGCGACCGACCGTAAAGGACGAAGCACCAGAGCCAGTATCAGTAGACGTGTCCGGCGAAGATATTTTACGCGACCCTGTGGAAGCTGTAAATAGAATCGTTCAGCCGCATCTTGATCAACGCGACAAACAAGACGACTTGGATCGTCAAGAAGCGTTGCTCCAAACTGAAGGCGCAGCTTTGGCATCTGCCTATGACGTTGACGCAATCGTAGCAACTCCTGAATTTCAGCAGTTCGCAACGAGAACGCCATCACGACAGGCCGATTTCCAGACAGCCGCTTACGGTAACGGGCTAGACCAAGTTCGTGCTGCTCGTCGATTGCTTGAAGACTTCAGTGACTTCAACGCTGCGACGACTCCCACCCCGAACCCTACGCCAACTCCGACAGAGCAGGCGCGCGCAGTAGCTACCGAATCCGGTAATGTTGCCGCACCTATCAGTTCGAAGCCGCAGGTTTACGAGGCGGACGTAATTAAGCTGATCAACAGCGACCCTGCGAAATATCGCTCCCCAAGTTTCCAGTCTGAATTGATGGAAGCAATTAAGGAAGGACGTTTCGTTAAGGCGAGCTAACCTATCTTTCAACACTAAATCCACATTAAGGGTACAACCTAATGGCTAGTAATTTCGACATCAGTCAATCTATTGACGTTGCCGACGTAGCGGATTTCGTGCCGGAAGTTTGGGCTTTGGAAACTGTTGCTGCATACAAGGCTAACCTTGTTATGGCGCAGTTGGTATCTCTGATTCCCCATATCGGGAAGAAAGGCGACACCATCCATATCCCGGCTCCGACACGAGGCGCAGCTTCGGCTAAGACGGCTAACACCGTCGTTTCACTCTTGACGTATGCTGACAGCACTGAAAAGTCTGTTACCATCGACAAGCATTTCCACTACGCACGTCTTCTGGAAGACATCGCAGAGATTCAGGGCTTGCCTTCAATCCGTCGATTCTTCACTGACGACGCTGGCTACGCTCTCGCGAAGCAAACTGATACGTCTATCGTTCAGTTGGCTGCAACGTGGGGCGGTGGCACCGCTTATTCCGACGCTAAGATTGGCGACGGCACAACCGCATGGGTCCAGACTGGCTCCGGTAACGGTTCTGCTATCTCTGACGCTGGCATGCGGGAGACGGTTCAGGCGTTTGACGACGAAGACGTACCGGGTCGTGACCGATTCTTGGTTATCCCTCCGGTCGAGAAGAAGCGTATGCTCGGTAACACTCGTTACACAGAGCAGGCTTTCGTCGGCGAAGCAGGCATGGCAAACTCAATCCGCAACGGATTGGTTGGCGACCTGTATGGCTTTGAGATTTACGTCTCAAGCAACCTCGAAACGGTTGACTCATCTGACTGTACTTCGTACCGTCCGGTTCTGGCATTCCAGCGCGATTCGCTGGTACTGGCCGAGCAGATGACACCGCGAGTTCAAGAGCAGTACAAGCTTGAAGCTCTCGGCAACCTGATCGTGGCTGACGCACTCTACGGTACTTCTACCATTCGCGGAAACGTGGCTGGCGAAAGTGGTCGTGGCTGTCGCGCCATCATGGTTCCTGCTGCTTAGTAGCAACCAAGTGATTCCCCCCTTCGGGGGGGAGTCCTTTTCAATAAGCGAGGATCGTTATGGCAGTACGTTGGCCCGCACGGCGCGGTGAGATTACAGCAGGGGGCGGCGCATCGTCCCTGACTGACCTCTCAGACGTAAACACTGCCGGAGTAACGAACAGGAACGTACTCGTCGCCGATGGCGTCGACTTCGAATCCCGTGCGCTTGTTGAAGCGGATATTTCAGATTTAGGTGCCTATATCACGGGCATCACAGAGAGCGACATCGAAACAGCACTCGCTGCTTCCGCGTCGTTCGTGGTAAACAATTACGCGTTTAACGCTGACCAGACGGTCGGCGTCGGTCAAGACAACTACGTTCTGACCTACGACAACGCGACCGGCGAGATCGGCCTCGAAGCCGCAGCCGGTGCGTCGATCACGCAAGCCGCTGTTGAGACAGCGTTCGCTGCTGCCGATCCGACAACGTTCAACAACTACGTGTTCAATACGGCGCAAACGATTGGGCCGTCTCAGGATAACTACGTACTGACGTACGACAATACCGGCGGGCAGATTTCGCTGGAAGTCTCGCAAGAGAGCTTCACGGAATTGTCGCAAGACACCACGCCGGTCCTCGGCGGCGGTCTTGGCCTCGGTGGCTTCGACATTACAGGTATCGGCAACATCAACATCGCCGGTACGATTGAGAGCGAGGCGACAGGAACAGATCACGCCACGCACAAGGCGTATCACACCACGCAAGGCGGTTGGGCGCTTGAAGCGAACGATACCGACGGCGACACAACGCTATTCCAGACTGATAGTGCAGGCAACCTAGAAGACGCTATCCTACACGCTGACCGTAACGCAGCGGTAGCTCTGTTCTGGAACGGTGCTCAGAAGTTCTTCACTGATCAAGGCGGTTGCGGAACGAACTCGGGATTCTTCTTCGTCGGCTCGTCTTCGTATCCGTACACTCCGGGCGCTGGTACAGGTGTACTCTGGTTAGACAGTATCACCGATACGCTGTACTTCCGCAACGACAGCGGCACTGACTTTGATGTTAGCTCGGGCGGCGGCTTGTCCAACCTAGTTGAGGATACGACCCCGCAGCTCGGTGGTCAG